ACCACGTGGGAAGGGCGACCTTGCAATAAGACGATCGCGGTTTTACGATTTGTATAAATGTTGGGGAAGAGCATCAATTGCTTTAGCATGGTCAATGAGAGGACAAGACTACATAAGAACTCTGATAACAGTGTGGTATGCGATGAGTGCTGGAAAGGAATGGACAGATAACTGCTCATGGATGTTTCAGCTCACGATCGAGCAATGGGATAAGACAACGTCACATATTAATAACCAGCTTAAATCTAATCAATCTGAAGAAGGATGGCACATGTACGCTGAACTCAAATGTCTAACAGGCTACAGACTTATACCATGGCCGGGCTATGATGAAGAAAAAGACACGGAAGCATTGGCGAAAGGTGGCCTACAAAAGGATTTACCGAAGGGTGGATTTGCTTACTGGGTCAAAGTCGCACTCAAAAGTGGTTTGGCACTTGAACATAAGTATGAAACGTTCTTGGACTTTCTTAAGTCCGGAGAATGGATAACACAAGGTGCAAGCTCGATAGGCAGACTTGAAGTGACGTACGAAGGGAAGACTTACAATGTGAAATGTCGCAAAAATTTGGTGCCAGATGCGTTTACTCCTGAGATGTTACAGATGATGAGCATGGAGCGTGAAGGACAAAGGTCTACTGCATTCATAAAAGAAGAGTTGGGAAAATGTCGCGTTGCAGTGTGTAGTGACCTCGAGACATATTTAAAAATGTGCTACATAGTACATATGAGCGGACGTGGTTACAAATATTGGAAAAGTGTTACACGACAGGAAAATGTGAGGACGAAAATCTACCGAATGCTGCGAACGATTAGACAGTGCCAGCAAAACCTGTATGGCATGGCTTGGGACTATGAAGGGTTTGACCGACAGGTTAAAACCATTGAACTTTTATTAATATATACCCAAATTGCTTCAGCGGCAAGCTATAACGTACCTATGACAAGTCGGTCTGAATGGGACCTGATTCGTTCAAACGTTGATTCAAGCTTTAATAAAAGCGTGATAATAAGCATGAGCGGTAAAGAATACCCCGTTGAAGGCGGTTTGCCAAGCGGTCTGTACCTAACGTCGATTTGTGGAGACGGTTTCAATAAGACATTTTGCGTAGCTGTGAATGAAATAATACAAATGCTCGGAGTGTCGAAAGTCCCTGACGATCAAATAGACATCCAAGGCGATGATACAAATGTAATGAGTGACAATGTCGCTGTGTTGCAGCTTTTCGACTGGCTTTTGCAAAGGTGTGGAGTCCGTGGTGGAAATGGGAAGTTTGGAATTACGTTGGCTGGCACTGAATTCCTACGTGTATCGTTCGACAGTCGCGGCGCACACGGTTATCCCGCACGAGCTATAGCTGGAGTTGTTCAACGAAAGCCGTGGAGTGACACCCCTGCTAAGGAGACCGACATAATCGAGGCCATACTGGAAAGTATTAGTACATGTACACGCCGAGGACTTAACTTTGACGATTCACCAGATCGTATGATTAGAATATGGTGCAAGAAGAATAAAATATCATACATTGTTGCCCGCGTTCCAAGAGAGAATGGTGGTTTAGGATTAGGGATACCCATAGCAAATATTCGCGTGACAGGAGTACCAAAATTCAACACGGGTGCTGGTGTACATGTTTCGAGACGTACAATGTTCCGTGAGCAAGAATGGGCAAGTAAAGGTGCAAAGTTAGGGATACACGTACCTGAAAATGTTGCTACCGAAATATCTAACATTGAATGTGCACAGACGGTTATCGGGGATCAAATACGAGGGGTGACAAAGGCAATACGCAAGAAGTGGAAAACCGATGTTATGGAATCGAAAATTCAGCAACACAAAAAGCCAGACTTAGGAGTGGCAATTGATCATATGGCATTGGCAAACGGCATCAGACTTATGGGCGAGGGAGAGTGTTACGAAAAGCATAAGACATATGGGAATTATGAACACGAAGTAGAAGAATTAGTAACTGTTAAAACACTCGCAACATACAAAGTCGTGCACGTTATGAACTGGATCAGGACCAGTCGGCCTTCATACTATCACGATCTAATCACATTAGGCGATAGGATTGGTATTAAAGATAGCGAAAATTGGCTTTTAGGAAAAATGAGCGCAAATGTCGGTAATTACAATCCGATAGTAACATCACAAATAGCTGCGCTGATCTCTCGACTTATCAACATAGGTTCCGTTCCTAAAGGTCGTCTTGTCGACATTTGGGTTAAAGTGAATAGATACGTACTCGAGGCAATGCACAAAAGCACTAAGATACAGGAACTATATCGATGGTGATTAATTCTCTAATGAGCAGGCGTCAATATGACGGGGAAAGTCGTCGCTCCCCCTTAGCCGAGACATGACAGGAACAATACAACAACGTTACCGCATGTTACTATCATGCGAGTAGGCTTGTCCCACGCAAGCCACTAGAGTTTAACAGTGAGATTGGAATGATCTCTTACGCAGCTG